ATAACGGAGCAAGCGAGAAAGCAAGCCGACGGCGATTGCGCCGTGGTTGAAGACGCTTTGGTTTACAAATGGGCGCGCGACTTCTACCTAGAGGGAGCGGCGGAAAAAGCGAAGGAAGCCGAAAACGCTTCGGAAGTTGTAAAGGAATCCTTAACAACTGAAAAGCCGGAGCCGCCAAAAAAAGACGACGGACAAAAGCTTTTGTTCGACTTGTAGGAGACCGCTATGCATAGATGCACTTTTTGCGACCGAATTGAAATTGAAAACGGCCAACTAGTCCGAGTCGTTACGGCTTTTCCAGTGGCGAACAAATTAAAGGACAAGCGGCTTGACGTTTATAAAGAGACGGAGAGCGGCGACTGTTTTTGCAGGAACCTTTATTATTCGTCGGTTGGCGGCTATTACATAGCCTTTCCCGGAGAAAAGAACAGCCTTTGGCGAAAGGGCTACAATGAATTTACGGAGCCGGAAGAGCCTTTTTGTCCGACTGCAAAAATGACGGCGTTTAGGCACAGGACAAGAAAACTTCGCGAAAGCGAAGCTGAAAAAATTACAGGGCTATACCCCGAATTCAAGTACGTTCTCAACAAGCGGAAGATTTTGTCAATAGTTATGAGGGATAAGATTGTGGAAGAAGTTACGGTGAATATTTACAGCCACAAACAAGAAATTGTTGAGAAAATGTTGAAAGAGGAACTTGCGATAATGCGAGATGAGAACGACGCATTGAAAGCGGAACTTGCCACGGCGAGAAAAATTATTAGCCGTGTTTTCAAGCATATCGAGAGAGTTGAATTGATTACTTGTATGGGTGAGCACAATGTAATTATGGCTGAAGAATTTTTGAAGGAATAATTGAATGACTGAAAAACGAAAAAAAACATTATTAAAGAAAGCGGAATCACTTCAATATTCCGTTGGCTACGCACTTCAAAAAGCCTGCCTTAAAGATTGGTTTGATTACAATGCAGATATGTTGCGCGACATTCAAAAGTGGATAGATAGTGTCGTTTCTTTAATCGAGAAGTTGGAGGTAGATGAATGATAACTATAAAAGAACTGAGCGCTTACAACCGCAAATTGGTTGATATGAACTTGAAACTGCGGAAGGAAAATGAGAATCTGAAAAAACGCAATTCTGATGAAGAGTGTTTAAAAAGACTTGCCAAAAAAGGCTATATCAAGTTTTGCGCCAAGGCTAATGAATGGCACAAGGTCGCTGACGGAGATTTGCCGAACACAGTTCGTGAAGTTTTAGTTTTTATGTGGGATAGTTATTATCTCGGATATTACAAACCACATAACGGTGAAGATAGTAGTTGGCATTTTAATGATTTTGATGAAAAAAGTGAAGAAGTTATCGCTTGGTGCGAAATCCCGCAATACACGGAGGAGTGAATTATGTTTGAGAAAGACGATGATTATTATAAAGCAAGAGAAGAAAGTAAAGATAGGATTACAAAAGTAATAAAGGCTTGGTGTGCAAGAGAAGAAGTAATTCACGATGGAGGTTTTGAAAAAGGCGCGGAGTTCGGCTATAACAAGGCTAATGAATGGCATTATGTGAAAGATGAAAAAGATTTGCCAACCGATAAAAAAGAATATCTTTTATTATTAGGAAGAGGTATTAAAACTTTTGGCTTTTATAACGGTAGATTTTGGGAATCTCGGAAAGGAAATTTTTCTTGGCAAGAAGTGAAAGCATATTTCTTCATTTCTGTTCCAGAACTAAAGGAGAGCGAATAAATGTTAGGCGCTTTACTATGGGGAATAGGCGCAAGCATGGCTCTTGCGGAAGAAAACGAAAAAGCCAAGACAAAGAGCGTTGAAGAACAACTTGAATACGCAAAAACAATCATTCAAGACTTGTTGGATAATTCTGATGAATACGCAAGGCAGAGGGCTATGGACTTTTTGGAGGAGTAAACATGACAGACGCAGACAAGAAACTATACGACAAGGCGGAAGAATTGTTTTGTCAAAATTGCAAGTTAAGGACAGAACAGTGCTTGTTCGCCTATAGAAAAGTGAACGGCATTGAGGATTGTCACAAGTCTTGCGGCTGTGAAGAGGTTTCCGCTTGGATTGACGCTATGACTACGCAGTGGATTGCGGGCTACCGAAAGGGAATTGAGGAAATGAAAATGACAATCTTGAAACTTCGCAACTGTGAGAATTGCAAATATCATTCATTTTGGGGTGACGAACTTAAATGTAATTACGGACTTAAAGAAGCATTGCAAGAAGATAAATTAGTGGAATGTCATAATTTGGATAAATGGGAGATGAAAGAATGATGCTGACGCAAGAAGAGGCTAGACTTTGGGGAGAAATCCTAATCGGCTTTTCACAAGGCAAAGAGTATGTTTATCCGCATACCTACGACAAGGATTTCAATGTTGTTGAATGGGCGGATTTGACGGATTTCACGGTCAACAAGGACACGCCGACAATACGGCTTACAGGCAACAGCCCGCTGTCTTTGCTAGACCCAAGGCTTGTAAAGGAGAAAAAATGATAAATCCAAAGGAGTTGGCTGTTAAGGTTGACGAGTTCTTGAAGCGGGATATTGAGGTGATTGACAACTATTGTGACGAGTTCTTGAAAGATTTAAGGCTGTCGAAAAAACACGCTGGCGCGCTTATGGGGTTGTGCCAATTATGTTACGCGCAAGGATATGTCGATTGCGAAATGGATAAGGAGGGTGATAAATGAAAATTTACGTGGCCGGAAAAATTACGGGGCTTGCGAGGCAGGCCGTCTTGGACAAGTTTGGAAAAGCGGGCGAAACGCTGGCAAAGCAAGGACATGAGGTTTTCGTTCCGTGCGTCTTGCCGGACTATCCCGATGTTTCCCACGACGACTATTTGCACGTGTGTTTTGCAATGATAGACATTTGCGACGCGGTTTACTTTTTGGACGATTGGACGGCCTCGCAAGGAGCGATCCAAGAATTGAAATACGCCGCCAAAAAAGGCAAGGCGATACTTTGGGAGGACAAGAATGAAAAAGAAGTTGCGGCTTTTTGAGTGCACGCCATACGAAATTACGCTGGACAGCGGAAAAAAAATCAAAATTACGGACGAAATCTATGCGGGCTGTTTACGGGCGGACGGCTCGTTTTTTGGAGCGGTGTTCACGGACGGGGACTACGAGGGAGAGGTTGACTTCGATCCGGATTATGCAAAGGAGCGGCTTGGCAAAGAGTTGTCCCTTAAGGAGCCGGAATGAAAAGACGTAACGCGTTCCAAAAATGGCGTGACAAGAAGTTCCCCAAGGAAATGCAAGCGAAAATTGACGGCTTTGCCAACGCTCCGGACGTAGCGGACGAGCTTGAGCGGGTGTTCCGCGCGGGCTGGATGGCTTACTGTTTGCTCTCTCCGACTTTTGAGGGGAACCAAAAAGGAAAAACAAAAGATTGATAGGAAACGGCGGCTAATGATAAAAAACCGCCGTTTTTTTGTCATTAAAATGACAATATTCTTGGAACGGAACAAAGCGGGTTCGATTCCCGTTTCCTTACCGGGCGGTTGGTATCGCGCCGTTCAAGTCCGGCAAAAAGGCCGTCTTACCGCCTCCGGCCTTTTGCCCGGGCGTTCTTACGGGAGAAATCAAGATGGATTTATGGGAATTTGTCCAAAAATACATAAAGACAAACGTTGACTTTGACGGCTATGCAGGGGCCCAATGCGTGGACTTGTTCCGCCAATACGTCCAAGACGTTTGGCAGATTCCGCGCACGGAGTCGCTTGGAGCGGACGGCGGAGCCAAGGACTTAGTCTTGCGCTACAACGAATTTCCCATCGAAAAGAAACACCTTGCGCTTATAACCGACAAATGGTGTGGCCAAGAAGGCGACGTCGCCGTTTGGGGAGCGACCGACAAAAACAAGTACGGCCATGTCGCGATTGTCCTTAAAGCTTTGGCCAACGGCCTTGTCCTGGTGTTCGAGCAAGACGGGTTCAAGCAAGCCGGAGCGAAAATCACTTGGAGAGACAATAAAAACATCATCGGGTATTTAAGGAAGTGGCCGGCATGAGCGGACAAGACACAACCAACGACGAGAAGTTTGAGAAGATTCTTGAGGCCCTTGTCGAGCTTAAGAACGACGTCAAGCACTTGACGGTACGGATGGACACCCGGACGGCGGAGATAAAGGACCTGGCCGAACGGGTCAAAAACATAGAAATCAACATGGCCGTCAACGACCACTTGACTGCCAAGAACACGGGCTGGCTTGACTACGCCTTCAAGGGCCTTATCGCCCTTTTCGCGGGGTTCATAGCCGTTCGGCTCGGTTTGAAGTAAGGATGGCAAAATGGAAGAAGAAAAAGAGGCTCCCGAAGCGGAAAGCAAGGTCACGGCCAAGAACATTAGCAAAATATTCAAGTTTGTTGCGGGGCTTGGCCTTATAGCGAGCCTTTTTGTTTATTGGCTTGGTTGGTTGCCTAATGCCAGCACAAAGGACATTTGTTTTGGTTGGTTTGTCGTTTACGCTCTTGGAGCGGGAACGATAGACGTGAATTTGATTTTAGAGAAGTTTTTCGGGGCTAGGCAATGATTGGAAAGATCGCGTTGATCGGCGGAGCGGCTCTAGTCGTCGTCATAGTTGTTTTGTCCGCCGTGATAAAACACTTGAATTCGGAGCTTCGCGTCTTGAAATGCAAGCTTGAGGCGACCGAAAAGGCCAAGAATGAGTACGCGGCGCAAGCGGCAAGGCTTGCGTCCGCTGTTGACGTTATGAAACAAAACAAGGATGAAGCAAATGCGAAGATTAACGCTCTTGATAGCGGCGACGCTGTTGACAACGCTATTGGCGTCTTGTCTAAGCCCAAAAGTTGAATACATCGACCGGCTTTACGTTCCGCCGCTCGCCTTCCCTATTTTTCCGGAAGCGGAATGGGCGGAGCGCGACAAGGAAGCCCGGAGCGTCACCGTTCCGGAAGAATGGTTTGTCAACGTGGCAAGGTTCAAGATTCTCTACGAAGAATTAGAGAAAAATTACAACGGCATTAAGGAGCTGGAAGGCTCCAAGGAGAAAATATGAACAAGGTTCTAGGAATCATCGGAGCGGTGTTGTTCGCCGCAAGCGTCGCGGTTGGATGTTTTTGCAGCTTTCCATCCGCCGACATCGTCGCCATCGCCCTTGCGGCTTTTGGCTTGACCGCCTTGATTGTGGCCGCCGTAAAGAAAGCCAAGGACGAAAACCGCTTTAGTTGGAAAACGATTGTGGTCATCGTCGGGGCTGTCGCGGGCGGAGTTCTTGTCGCTTTGGGCGGCTTGCAGTCGAATGTCTTTGAGGCAATCGCCGGAGCGGTTGTCGCCTTGATTACAATCATTTTCGGCATTATCGGCGTAAAGAAAGCCTAGTTATTGTCGTTCCCGCAAGGCTTGACGGCTTTGCGGGGCTTTTGCCGTTTTATGAAATCCACCGTTTGCCACGCTCCCGGCTGTTACGCCGTCGCCTTGCCCGGTCTTCGCTATTGCGAGCGCCACAAAGCCCTTGAAGGCAAGGCAAAGGCCTTTGCCAATGCTAGGCGCACAAAGAGCTCCGCTTGGCATGACTTGTACCACACGGCCCAATGGCGGAAGACTTCAAGGGAGTTTTTGAAAGCCAATCCCTATTGCGTCCGTTGCGGAGCTCCGGCAAGGATAGCCGACCATATAATCCCGCATCGCGGCGACTTGTCCTTGTTTTATGACAAGGGAAACTTGCAAGCTCTTTGCTGGTCTTGCCACTCGGCCAAGACGTTGCGGGAAAACGGCGGGTTCAAGAATCGGAGAAGCCCCCCGGGGTTTTAAAACCAAGGCGGATGCGCCGTTCACCAACACGCCCACTCTTTCGTGCGCGCGTGCAAAATCAATTTTTTAGGAGTTGCCATGCCAGGAAGGCCCCCAAAATCCATTCAACAACACAAACAAGAAGGCACTTATCAGAAATGCCGCCACGAAAATCGCGGAACAAGCCTCGCGCCGATAGAAGGGGCCTTGGAATGCCCCAAAACAGTGATCGGCAAAAAAGCCAAGGAATCCTGGAAGCGTGTTGTCGGCTCGCTTTGCGCCGCCCGCTTGGTTTCCGCCGCCGATTTTGAAAGTTTGGAGGACGCTTTCCGCTGTCTTGACTGTGCCAACCAGCTTATGGACAAAATCGACGAATTGGGCGGTCCAGCAAAGTATCTGGCCGCATTTCAAGGCGGAAAGGACTTGCTTTTTGAGTGGCGGCGCTACATGGACTCCTACGAAAAAATCATGTGGAAGTTCGGAGTCACGCCCGTAGAGTCCGCAAAGATACGCGGAGCCAAAAAAGATGACGACGACGAAACGAACGCCATTAAGGCGCTCATAGGACAAGGCTAGTTTTGACCTACGAATACAACGCCTACATAGACGATGTTCTCAACAAAAAGCTCACGGTTTGCAAAAACATTTCCTTGGCCGTCCGCCGCCACGTCAACGACCTAAAGGCAAGCAAAAAGACATTCCCCTATTACTTCGACGACAAACGGGCTAGAATGGCCATTGACTTTTTCCGCGAGCAAGTGCACACGAAGGGAGCGCTCGCCCGCCAAAAGCTTAAGCCGGAGCCTTGGCAACAATGGGTTATAGCGATGCTTTACGGCTGGCGTAGAAAGGACAACGACAAGCGTCGCTTTCGACGCGTTTATTTGCAAGTCGCACGAAAGAACGGAAAAACCTTCTTTGCTTCCGGCGTTGGCCTTTACGATTTGATAGCGGAGCCGGGAGCGGAAGTGTATTCCGCCGCCACCAAGCGCGACCAAGCCAAGATCGCCTTCCAAAACGCAAAGAACACCGTCAACTACTCAAAGACGCTTGGCAAATTCATCAAGGTTCACGCGCAAAACCTTACTTTCCAGGACGGAAAGTTTGAGGCGCTTTCAAGCGATTCAAAGGTGCAAGACGGCTTGAACCCTTCTTGCGCGATAATCGACGAATACCACGCCCACAAGACCGACGAGCTTTTGAACGTAATCCAATCGGGAATGGGAGCGCGCGAACAGCCGCTCATCTTCATAATAACGACCGCCGGACATGAATTGTCCTACCCTTGCCACGAAGAATACGAGCGCGTTTGCAAAATGCTTTCCGGGGCCAAGGGCTACGAGAACGACACCTACCTTGGAATCATCTACGAGCTTGACAAGGGCGACGATCCGGCCAACCCAAAGAATTGGCCCAAGGCCAACCCCAACCTTGACGTGAAAGGCGCTCTTTCGACAAGCGAGCTTATGATAGAGCTTAAGAACGCCCGCCAAAAGTCAACCGGAATGGCGGAGTTCTTGACAAAGCGAATGGACGTGTGGATCAACAACGCCGACGTGTGGATTGACGACGCGCATTGGCAAAGATGCCTACGCCGCTTTGACGAAAAGAAGCTTGAAGGCTTGCAATGCTGGGGAGCCTTGGACCTGTCCAAGACGACCGACTTCACCGCTTGGACGCTTTACTTTTCGCTTCCGGACGGCCGCAAAGTGGCAAAGCACCGCTTTTATATACCGCAAGAGCAGATAGAGGCCCGAATGCGGACTGACACTTACTTGGTCGAAAAATGGATCAAAGGCGGCTGGATTGTGGCCACGCCCGGCGAAACCGTTGACTATTCATTTATGTTTGAAGACATCCGGCGGGACGCAAGCCTTTACGACATACAGGAAATCGCCTATGACCGAAACCTTTCAAGCCTTATCATCGCGCCGCTTTCCGACTCGTTCAACATGGTCGAATTCAATCAGGGAATAGCCTACATGAGCGAGCCGTCAAAGGCTTGGGAAAAGGACGTGGCCGACGGAAAAATCATCGACAACAACCCCGTCATGCGCTGGATGGTCTCTTGCGCGACGATAAGGACGGACGCCAACGACAACATCAAAGTCGTAAAGCCGCAATTCACAAAGTCAAGCCGCCGCATTGACGGCGTTATAACAAGCATAATGGCCAACAACCGCCTTGACGTTGGCTTGGCCGAAAAGTCCTACAGCCAATCGGTAAGCGTGGAAGACATGATTTATTAAATAATGACTATACAGGAAGGAAAGCAAAATGAAACTGTTTGGAATGGAAATACGGCGGGTAAGAAACGAAACAAAAAAGCTTCCCGTTGACAGATACGAAGGGAGCGGCGGCTTTTTCACGCTCCAGCCAAGCCCGGAAGAAAACACGACGGTCAACGCTTGCGTGTCAATTATCGCGGACTCGGTGGCCTCTCTCTCTTGCCACGTTTACAAAAAGACGGACAAGGGCCGCATTCGCGAAGACAAGGCTCCGCTCTATCCGCTGGTCCACAAGGCGCCGAATTTTGACGACACCGCGTTCACCTTTTGGCAAAGGGTGATGCGCTTTTTGCTTGTCAAAGGAAACGCCTTTATTTTCGTAGAGAGGAACGCAGACTTTTCGCCGCGAGCGCTCTATGTTTTGAACCCGAACAAAGTTGAAATCAAGCGCGACGAAAGCGGCGAAGTCTATTACATTTACCATTGCAACGGCCACGACTACAAGTACAACGCTTACACAATCCTTCATATTCCGGCCTACCGTGTGGACAGTTTGCGGGGCTTGTCTCCGCTTGAAATGGCCCGCCAAGCGGCCATGCTCGGCTTGACGCTTGACGAATACACGAACAACAGCTTTGACGGCGGCTACCATCAAAAGCTCGCTCTTGAAATCGACGACGACGTTAAAAGGAATTGGAAAAAAGAGGATTCAAAGGCCCTTATAGAGCAGTTCAAGTTGTCTTTTGGCGGAAAGGAAAAGCAAAACGACCCGATTGTAATTGCCAAGGCGAAAGTAAAGCCCTTGGACTTGCCTTCAAATTCCGACAGCCAGCTTGTGGAGAACCGCAAGTATTCAGAAAAGGAAGTGGCCAAAATCTACCGCGTTCCGCTTTTTATGCTTGGAAGCGAGGACTCCAAGTTTTCCAACATGGAACAAGCCAACACCTTCTTTTTGCGCCACACGCTCACGCCCTGGCTTGTCCGGCTCCAGCAATACTTTGACCGCCTCTTGACCTATCCTTACAACGAAGATTGCTATGTAGAGTTTGACGCAGACTCGCTTGTCCGGGCGGACTTCAACACACGATGGGCCAACCACCGCGCCAACTTCCAGGCGGGCTTGCTCACTTTGAACGAAATCCGCGACTTTGAGAATATGCCGCGCGTGGAGCAGGCTTACGGAAACGAGCACTTCGGCCTTGAAAACTACAAGCCTTTGTCGGAATCGATGAACGGCGACAAAAACAATGACAATAAATAAAAGGAGTTCGCAGATGGAACCTAAATTCAAAACAAAAGACACGGAGCTTCGCTCGTTCGACTTTGAGATTCGGGCGGCCCAAAGCGACGACAAGGGGGACTTCATCGAAGGCGTTCCAATCGTCTTTGAGCGGGAGACCGACCTTGGATATTACTTTGAGAAAATCGCGCGCGGAGCGTTGGACAAGACCGACCTTAAGGACGTGCGCTTTTTGGTGAACCACAACACCGACATGACGCCGCTTGCGCGTAGCCGCAACAACAACGCGAATTCAACGATGCAAATGGAAATCGTTGACGAAGGAATGAAAATCCGCGTCAGTCTTGACACAGAGAATAATTCCGACGCCCGCAACCTTTACTCCGCCGTAAAGCGCGGAGACGTAACCGGAATGTCGTTTATGTTCACGACACGCGGCGACAAGTGGGACGATTTGGAGTCCGAAAAGCCCCGCCGCACGATCACTGACATTGGAAAAGTTTTTGAGGTGTCCGCTGTGACGTTCCCCGCCTACGAGCAGACATCAATCAACGCCCGTTGCCAACAGACGCTGGAAAGCGCCAAGGCCGCGCTGGAGAGCGCGAGGGAAGAAGAAAGAAAGGCTTGCGAGGCCGCAGAGCTTCGCAAAGTGGAAGAAAACAAGCGGGCAAGAGAAATCGCCCTCTTGGACATTTAATTTTAGGAGATTCCTATGACTAAACAGGAACAGCGCGCCAAGCTTATTGCCGAAATGCGCGCCCTTGACGAGTTGGCCAAAAAGGAAAGCCGCTCGCTCACAGCCGAAGAACAGAAGTCCTTCGACGACAAGGCTGCCGAAGCCCGCAAGCTTTTGGCAGAAATTGAAGCCGAACAGAGAGCCGCCGAATTGGCCGGATTCTCTAACGAGCTTCCTAACGCCGACGAAAAGCCCGCCGCTCGTTCGGACAACAAGGGCTTCCTTCGCGTTGAAAAAAGAAACGGCTCGGTAGAGCTTCGCACCGACATGACAGTCGGAACAACCTCATCTCCCGGCGGCGGAGCGGCCATCGCTCCCGAAGAGTTCTACAAGGAGATTGAGAAGGAAGTCGAAAAAGAGGCCCTTCTCTATGGCCGCGTAGACAAGATTCCCGTAAACGGCGCTGGTTCTTTGGGCTTGCCTTACGAGGAGACCGATGCTTCCGCCGCCTCTTGGACGGATGAGGTTCCGTCTAGCGACATTAGCGCCGACACTTCTTGGAAGTTCGGAAAGCGCGAGTTGCATCCAAGCGACTTGACGAAGCTCATCAAGGTTTCAAAGAAGTTGCTTGCCGCAAGCGCCTTCTCAATGGACGAGCTTGCCCGCAACAAGATTTCGGAAAAGCTTGTTGCCGCGTTTGAAAGCGCAATCGTTTCCGGCGACGGAAGCGGAAAGCCGCTCGGCATTTTCACAGCGTCAAATGACGGCATTCCGACATCGCGCGACGTTGCGACAGCGACCGCTTTGACAATCGCCTCCGACGACCTTGTAAATGTGTACATGAAACTCCGCCCTGCCTACCGCAGAAAGGCCGTTTGGATCATGAACACAGCCTTCTTGGCCGACATCATGAAGCTCAAAGACAAGAACGACCAGTACCTCTGGCACGAGTCAATTCGCGCCGGAGAGCCGTCTACATTGCTCGGCTTGCCCGTTCTTGAAAGCGAATACGCTCCGTCAACCAAGACAGGCGGCTCTTACGCCCTCGCCTTGGCCGACTTGAGCCACTACAAGTTCGCCTACTGGAAGGGCTTGGACGTGACAATCGCCAACGAGCTTTTCGCCGGAAAGAACCAGGTCGGATTCTTCGGCCACACTCTCGCCGACGGAATGCCGACATTGCCCGCCGCGTTTGCCCGCTTGAAGCTCACAGCCCAATCGACCTGATAGGCCGTGAAAGAGCTTGCCATAAGCGGCAAGGCTAACTTGCGCGAGACGTTCGCGGAACTCCGCGGGCGTCTCAACGGCGCGGATGTGTGGGCTTGCGGCACCGACGCAAGGAGCGGGGCCGACTTGTACATAGAGCTTCACGGAATAGATACCGGACGGCAAAACACGCTCCGCGAGATTCCGGAAGCGGTGTACGGGCTTGGACTTCCGATAAACAACACCATTTGCGCCGCGCTTTGCCTTGCGTGGCTAAAAGGATATGAAAAAGTCACCGTCGCGGGGTGTCCAATGGACGCCAGCGACGAATACAAAGAGCAAAAGCCCGCGCTCGCTTGGGTGTGCGGCTGGCTTAACGCCAAAGGAATGAAGGTCGTTTGGGAAGACGGCCCAAAAAACATCGACTACGGGAGAAATCAATGAGCGATAAGAAAAAGCCGGTAGCGGCAGAAATTGAAACGCCGGAAGGAAAGTCGGCGTATGTTCCAAGCGCGAAGACAATGAAAGTTCGCGTAAACGCCCTTTTGTGCGGCGAATGGGGAACGTTTTACGAAGGCGTTCACGAGATGGACGCGGCCCTTGCCGCCCGCTTTGTCAAAGAAAAGCTGGCCGTAGAGGTCAAGGAAGAAAAATAAAATGGCCTATTTGACTGCGACGGCTCTCGCCGACTACATGAACAAAGTCACCGACGAAAGCGACACGAAGCCGCAGGAATACGCCGACGGCGCGATGGACATAGTCAACAACTACCTTGGCTACGATCCGGAGTCCAAAGAGCGGACGGAGACCGTCAAAGGCTCCAACTATTTCCAGCTTAGGCTGAACGCAAGGCATATTTCCGCCATTACGGCGGTGACTTGCGAGGGCGAGAGCATTCCGGCGGAAAACTTTTGCGTGAGCGCGGATTCCAAGGACTCCAACTACATAGAGTTCGTGGACGGCTCCGTATTCACCGCCGGACTCCGCTACACCGTGACATACACGGCGGGCTGGGAAAGCGTTCCGCAAGACATCGTCGAAGTCGCCAAGCAAGTCGGCTCGCTCCTTTGGGAGAGCGCCAACGGCAACTTAGCCGTGAACTCCACGAGCTTCGCGGACACGGGAACGCGCGTGTTCAACAACTACACGCCCGACAGATTCCTTAAAAACATCGACTCATACAGAATCGAGGAGATTTGCTAGTGGCCGCCCCTCTTTCGATAGAGGCCGACGTCTCCGCCGTCCAAGAGGCTTTGGCGGGAACGTCCAAGAGCCTTAAAGCGATAGAGCGGCAAACGCTCCGTATAGCGGCCAAGGCCACGGCAAAGCGAATACGAGCCTTGATCGGTTCCAGCGGCCTAAAGTCGCGGACCGGCGAGCTTAAGAAAGCCTATGCCTACAAAGTCAAGAAAAGCGGAACGGAAGCGGTCGTCTTTCCAAAGGCCTTGAACGGCGGAAAGACGATTTTTCCCAAGGCCATGACGCTTTCATACGGCCACGAGGGAAAGACCGCCCGCGCGTCCAATTGGAAGATCGCGCCGCGCGGCTTTGTCCAGGGCGGCCAAGCCTACGCCGAAAGCGGCGAGTACATGGGCGAAGTCCAAAAGATGGTTGACAAAGAGCTACAGAAATATTGGGGGTAAAGAATGACCGAAGAGACGGCGGAAGCCTTAAAGGCCTTGATACTTGACGACGTGAACGACGAGCTTGCGGGGCTTGCGGAGCAAGACGTTCCGCTTCCGACTATTGCCGAAAAGAACATCGTTTTGGGAACGGTGGACTTGTCGCGCTACGAGTCGCCGGTCGTCGTCTCAATACTTCCCGACAAGGTTGAGCCGATTGACGGCGACTTGGACGGCTACAGGGACAAGGACAAATTCGTAGTCACGATGATTTTTCAAAAGGCCGCCTATTCAATCCTTGTCAAGCGGATGTTCCGCTACGCGAAGGCGTTCCGGCTTGCGATGGAAAAGAATCCAAGCATGGGCGGGAAAATCGACGACAGCGGAATCGACGGCGTTGACTTCTACCCGGACACCGGCGACAAGAACCAAACCGTGACCGCTTTTGAAGCGGAAGTTTGGGCCAATGAAAGCGAGTCCATCGGCGATTAAAAGCGCCTATGACTATAAAGAAACTTAATTAAAGGAGTTCACTATGTCCGGAACTACTAAAACAATGGTCAAAAAGCACATGGTAGCCTTGTACGTCAAGCCCGACAGCACTTGGGTTCGTATTTGCAAGTCCACCGCTTTTGACGTTGCGTTAAACCCGCAGACAAACGACTACGACTACATAGCGGACGAAGTTCCGACAACGGAGCTTGACCGCTACGCGCCGACTCTCAACCAAGCCTTGACAATGTACAAGGGAGAGGACGACTTTGAAGCCGTAAAGGACCGCTACTACAATCTTTCCGTAGGAAGCGAAGCAAAATTGCCGGTCTTGATCGTCTACCGCTACGAGCCTTTGGACGACGACGACCCGTCGGAAGCCGAAGTCTTCTTGGCCCAGGAAGCGCCCAACGCTTCAATGGTCATCAACGACTACAACTCGGTCGATTCAACGTTGACGTTCGACTTGCACTTCAACGGCGGAATCAAGAAAGGCTACGCCACCTACTCGCAGGGCGTCCCCTCGTTCACCGAAGGCGCATACCCTTCGACCTAGCCTAAAGGCGGGGAGAAATCCCCGCTTTTTTTGTTGAAAAATGATTGACTTGTCAAAGAAAAAGCTCCCCGACTCAATTTTCGTTGACGGAAAGGACTACAAGATAAAGACGGACTTCCGCCTTTGGCTTTCATTCGGACGGCTCTTGAAGGAACGGCCCGCGCTTTCCGCCTTCGATTTTCTCTACGAATACGACGGACTCACCCCGATTTGCCCGGAAGACAGGCAAAAGGGCCTTGACGAGCTTGTAAAATTCTACAACCCAAAGGAACCCTTGCCGCGCGTCGTTGGCGGATCATCGGAGCCGGTTGTTGACTTTGAGCAGGACGCGGACTTGCTTTTCGCGGCCTTTTTCCAATTCTACGGAATAAGGCTCACGCAAGCGGAATTGCATTGGCATGAGTTTTTGGCCCTTTTCCGGGGCCTTAAGGACACGAAGCTCAACGACGTTATGGGCTGGCGCTCTTTCAAGCCGGACACTTCAAAGGGAATGGAAAAATGGAACCGTCAAATGAACGAGCTTAAGCGGGCTTGGGCTTTGGAAACGGAAGAAACAAGGGCGGACCAAGCCGCCTTGGACGCGTTCAACGCGAGGTTTGAATGATGAGATGGGGAGCGCCGTATAAGGGCAGCAAGAATCAGATTGCGGAATGGGTGATTAAGCAGTTCCCAAGGCGAAAGAACTTTTACGACTTGTTCGCGGGCGGGTGCGCGGTGACGCATTGCGCGGCGGCTTGGCATAAGTTTGACAACTTCACAATCAACGACATATCGGACGCGCCTTCGCTTTTTGTGGACGCGGTGAACGGAAAATTCAAGGACGAAAAAAGATGGATTAGCCGCGAGGATTTTTTCGCGCTAAAAGACAGCGAGCCTTACGTCCGCTATTGCTGGAGCTTTGGAAACAATGGCGATGATTATATGTATAGCGTCGAGGTCGAGCCGTGGAAGAAGGCTTTGCACTACGCCCGCGTGTTGGGCGACTTTTCGCTTTTGCGCGAATTTGGAATTGACACCGACGACGCTTCCAGGCGTTGGATTCAAAAAAACGAAACCGAGTGCAAGAAAAAATACATCGATTGGGCCGTGCGGCATTTTGGCTTTTCGCCGGAGGAAGTCGCGGAATGGGAGCGGCTTTCCAAGGCGGGCGTTTTTGAAAACGTGATACACGGCAGCGTCGGGCTTGGCCAGCTCGCGGGACGGCTTCCTTTTTTGAAAGGAAGCGCCGCCGCAGGCGGCGCGCGTAATGAGCAGTTGGAAAGCCTTCAACGCCTTCAAAGCCTTCAAAGCCTTCAACGCCTTCAAAGCCTTCAAAGCCTTCAAAGCCTTCAACGCCTTCAAAGCCTTCAAAGCCTTCAACGCCTTCAAAGCCTTCAAAGCCTTCAAAGCCTTCAAAGCCTTCAACGCCTTCAAAGTAGTTATCGCGACGTGAAGATTGAGCCGGACAGCGTGATTTATTGCGACATTCCCTACAAGGGAACGGACGAATACGACGAGGGCGGCTTTGACCACGCGGCTTTTTACGACTGGGCGGAAAGTCAGAGCGAGCCGTGCTATATAAGCGAATACTGGATGCCGCCGGAGCGGTTTGAGTGCGTGGCGGAAATTAAAAAGGCGGTCAAGCTGCAATCGGGCGCGGGCAATTCGGCGGTCGAAAAAATCTTTGTTCCAAAGACGCAGCTTGGGCGGTGGCCGGACTTGATTCCCAAGAAGGAAGTCCAGCGGGATTTGTTTGAATGACTATAAGTCTAGGAAAAAAGGAGAGCTGTCGTTTTTCCAAACGCCATAGAGAATCTTTATGACGATAAAAGTGAGAACGCTTGTCAAAATGAATTCAAACATAATCGCCTCCTTGTTCTAAATTTTAGCATATTTTAGAGATTTGTCAAGAAAAAAATGACTATAGACAAAGAGTGTATAAATGGCAAAAAATCAAGCTACTATAAAATTTGGCGCCGATGTAGCGGATGCCGCGAAAGGTATAAATCAAATTACTCAACAGTTAAACGTTCTTACAAAAAGCGCGAAACTGTCTGATTTTGCAAAATTAGGATCAGCAATAACAGGGTTTGGAACCGCGTTTAAAGGTGTTATAAATGGAGCCAAAATGGCCGCCGCTGCCATAAAAGAGTGTTCCGACGCATACGACACGCAGAAAAAAGCGGAAATTCAGCTCGAAACCGCCGCCAAAAACAACCCTTATTTGAACGATTCCAGCGTCCGCGCGCTCAAAAACTACGCAAGCGAGTTGCAAAAAATATCAACGTACGGCGACGAGCAGACAATCCCGCTCATGGCCCGCCTATCGGCCGCGGGCCGCACCCAAGAGCAAATAATGCAAATTATGTCCGCCTCCGTTGACATGGCGGCAAGCGGAACGATGAGCCTTGACGCGGCGGTCACGGCTTTGAACAAGACTTACAGTGGAAACGTTGGTTTGCTAGGCAACCAAATATCAGGCTTGAAAACGCTCACGGCGGAAGAGTTGAAAAGCGGCAAGGCTGTGGCCATTGTAGCCGAAAACTACAAGGGGATGGCGCAGGAAGTCGCAAAGGCGACCGGCTCCCGCGAACAGTTGGCGAACGCGCTTGGCGACTTGAAAGAAGAGATAGGCGCTCCATTTGAAAAGGGCATGGCTCCTTTGCGCGCGTTCTTTACCGAACTCATAAGCGGCTGGGCGAGCGCGAAAAAAGCGAGGCGCGAATATGAGGAAGGCGTTGAGGATAACAGCAAGGGCAAAGGCACCGAAGACACCTTGCGGGCGGAATGGGAAAAAGTCGTCAAGCGCCAAGCCCTTCTCCAAAAGCAAAAGGACAAAGGGAGCATCACGCAAGAGGGCGAGCTTGAACTAAACCAGCTCAACGCGCGAATCAACTTCTTGAGCCAGCAAATCCGGCTGAAAGAGATGGAGGCTAAGATTGACAAGGAAAGAGCCTCCGCCGCGGAAAAAGAAAGAGTTGAAAAGGAAAAGCAGGCGAAAGCCGAGAAAGACATCGCCGACGCCAAAAAGAGAGCCAACAATCTCGCCACGAACGCCCTTGACGCTTACGACAAAGCCGTAAAAAAAGCGGAATTGGAAATCGAAGCCCGCCGCCAACTAGGCGAGACGGTAACACAAGCGGAAGAAAATCAAATAATGTACGCGGCAAAAAAGGCCGCGTATGAAAACATGATAATAAGCGCCCAAGGAGCGATAAGCGGAAACCTTGAGCGCGAGAAGAAGACCCGCGAGGAAATCGCGCAGCTTGCGGCGGAAATTGCCGCCTACGACCAAAGCGGCGCCGGCTTGGCGGACAAGTACGCAAAGAAAAACCAAGCCGCTCTTTCTTGGGAAGACCAAAAGAAAGAGCTTGAAGACGCCAAGGCCGCCATTGAGGAATGGAACAAGGAGACTGTTTCCCTTTTGGCGGACGGCACCGACGAAAAGATAGCGCTTGAAAAGAAGTACAAGGAAGCGGTGGAGCAAATCAACCGCGAGATAGCGGAAGGCGAAAAGCAGACCAACGAGCAACGCTTCAAGTCGTTCCAAGACGTGTTCAACCAAATCGGCGGCTATGTCACGCAGTCCGCCAAGCTTATATCGGACGCTATGGCGTTCCAGCTCCAGGCTGTGCAGGATGAAAAGGACTACGAGCTCGCCGCCTTGGAAGAAAAATACCGCAAGGGCGAAATCACCGAGCAGGAATACAACGACAGGAAAGTCCAAATCGAAAAGGACGCGGCCCAAAAGGAATACAAAATCAAGATGTGGGAATGGGCGGCCAACATCGAGCAGGCCACGGCCAACACCGCTATGGCGGCGATCGGAGCGGCGGCCCAGACAAGCGGAAACGCGGTTGCCCGTATTATCGCCATGTCTCTCATCGGTGCGGCGGCGGGCGTGCAGATGGCGAGCTTGATAGCGTCCAAGCCCGTTCCGCCCTCGTTCGCCACCGGCGGCATTGTGCAAGGCTCGTCTTGGAGCGGCGACAACGTGCGGGCCAACGTCAACTCCGGCGAAATGATATTGAACGCCGCGCAACAAAAAGCCTTGTGGGAGACCGCCAACGGACGCGGAGCCAGCGGCGGCGGAATGAGCGTCGTCATAAACAACAGCGCCGCAAACGTGGTCAACGCCCAGCCGCGCATCTCAAGGGGACAAATAGAGATAATGATAGACGCCCGCGTCAAGGAAGGCCTTTCAAGCGGAAAGTACAACTCCGCCTTGGAGCAAGCCAACCAAACGATGGACGGAACGTTCTACGGAGTTTAGGAGAATTAAATGGCAGACATATCTTGGCCCGGCTCGTTGAATACGAAAGTGTACGGAATGGAAAGCGGATGGGTGGACAACCGCGAGAAGCTTAAATACAAGAGCGGGCGTTCGGTCTACTACCTTAAGAATTCAACGCCGCAAAAGCGCCACCCAATTATGATGAAATTCGACGACTCAAAGCCGCTTCCCGGCTCCAGCTTGACCGAATGGAAATATTTCCAAAATTGGGTTGAGAACACGATAAAAAGCGGAACGCTTCCGTTCCTCTTCCCCGACTTGTCCAATAAGGGAACGGGCACTCGCCTTTACTACATGGACGAAATCGGCGACGGCAAGGGCCAAAGGGAAAAGAAAATATCGTTCACTTTGGAGGAAGCGTAATGGACTCGCAGACTTACGACCGTCTTCTTTCCGGCGGGGCTTACTCGCTCCCTTACTTGATCCGCTTGTGGAACGGAACTTATGACTTCCGCTTTGTCAACGACAACCGCCCAGTCTCTTGGGGCGGCAACACTTACGCCGCGAGCGCGT